ATTAAATCAGAAGAGGAGAATGGACAAATGGCAAAATTAACAGGATATTATGCAGTAGCAGTAATTGAAGAAGTAACTTGTTGTTGTAAGAAAGACTATTATTATGCAGTCTTTGACGATGGCAATACATATAAAGCCGGAGACCAGGTTTTAGTAAGTGGTTGTAACAAAGATGTTCTGACAATTAAAGAAATTTTAACTGTGTCGGAAGCAGAAGTAAAATGCGCCAAGAATATTACTGCAGAAATTATCTGTAGAGTTGATACATCTGCATATGACCAGCGTGTTGAAAATAGAAAGAAAGCTGAGAAGCTTAAAAAAGATATGGATGCAGTTATTAAGCAGATGGATGTAACAAAGAAATATGAAATGTATGCGGCTGAGAATCCGGAACTGGCGACCTTGCTTGATCAGTATAAAGAGTTAACGAAATAATGATTAAAACGATATTAAAAAATATTGTGTGTTTCATTATCAGTGGGATATGCATGAGCATTGTTCTGAATAATGTTGTTCCGGGTGGTTATTGGCCTTCTGCAATATCATTATTTATTTTAAGTGTTAACTACTTCATTTGGGGATCACGGACATGATTTGGGTAACTGGAGATACGCATGGGGATTGGATCCATAGAGTTAATATGGATTCTTTTCCCGAACAGCGTGAGATGTCGAAGGACGATTATGTGATAATTCTTGGAGATTTTGGGATATGGAGAGATTCACCGCAGCAAAGGTGGTACCTGAATTGGCTTGAAGAGAAACATTTCACAACACTCTTTATTGACGGAAATCATGAGAATTACGATATATTAGATTCTTATCCGGTAGAAGAATGGCATGGTGGTAAGGTGCATTTTATTAAACCATCGATAATTCATCTTATGAGAGGACAGGTATTTGATATAGACGGATTAAAATTCTTTACCTTTGGAGGAGCTTCAAGTCATGATATTTCAGATGGAGTATTAGAGATTGACGATCCAAGAGTAAAAGAATGGAGGGATGATCCGGATAAAATGTACCGAATCAATCATATTTCATGGTGGGAACGAGAAATGCCAAATCAAGAAGAGATGGATGAGGGTATAAAGAATCTGGCAGAACATGATAATAAAGTAGATTTTATCCTGACACATTGTACAGCTTCTTCTACAGCAGCATTATTATCACATGGATTATATAAGCCAGATAAGTTAACTAATTATTTTGAAGAAATAAGGTGCAATGTTGATTATAAGCGTTGGTTGTGTGGACATTACCACGACAATAAAGCAATAACAATAAAAGATATAGTTCTATATGAACAGATTGTGAGGATCGCATAATGATAGATATGTCAGAACTTACAGAAAGTGTTAAGGGATACATTGAAGGATTGCAAGATGTATTACAAAGAAAATATCAAATTTCAGAAGATAAGGCTTTAAATATGATTACTTCTTCTTATATTATGGATTCTCTTATAGATTACCCAGAGGAGACGTTACATGATGACATTGAAGCACATGCAGATAATATTTATGAGGATCATCAAGCATCAAAAAAACAAAAACCGAACGGTTATTGTTAGAGGCCGGGTACGAGGGAACGATATTTTTTACAAATCCATCTTATGAAGATGCGTTTCTTGGTATTTCTTCTGATGATAGAGCAATATATGATTACGAAAAAATGATTGAATCTTTAGTTAACCATGAGGATATGACAGAAGATGAGGCTAGAGAATTTATAGATTACAATGCGACGTTCTATATTGAAGGTGGACCAATTATTTTGTATAGACTGGAGGAATAGTAATGCCGGAACGTAAAAGAGGATATTTGAGAGAACAAAGGTTAAAAAGTATTAAAAAGAGACGCAGATTAATTAAGGGCCAAAAATATTCCGGAAGATATCTTGGAGAATGGATTGATGAACCTGAATTTAAATCTGGTATATTAGCAAAAGGTCATAATGGTTTGCTTGGTCGAGGTGGTACTGCAGTAAAAACTAATACTCGTAAAGGACATGCTTCATATCGACATAAAGGTGCTTATGGTCCAGCAGATAATTATTCAAGACATGATAAGCAGCAAGTTGAAGATGGAGCACAGCAAATTAAAGAATGGGAGAATAAAAATGGAAAAAGAGAAGAAGAAAGTTCTGATTGTAATTGATGTGCAGAATGATTTTGTGACAGGAGTTCTTGGAACACCGGAAGCACAAGCTATTGTACCAAATGTGAAAAAGAAATTTGATGAATATAAGAATAATAAGAACTATGTAATTCTTACAAAGGATACTCATCATTCAGATTACGCAGATACTTCAGAGGGCAGAAAACTTCCTGAACATTGTATGTATGGTACTAAAGGTTGGGAAATTGTTGATGAACTTGATTATAAAAATCTCGATAGTTTTATGGTATGTTGTAAATCTACTTTTGGATTTGATGACTGGGATTGGGAAGAAACATTTGGTATCGCATATGATTCTTCTTTATTAGATATTGAAATTATTGGAGTATGCACAGACATTTGTGTTATTACGAACGCTCTTTTGATTAAAACTTATTATCCAGAGGCAAAAATCACAGTGGATGCATCATGCTGCGCAGGATCAACACCGGAAAAGCATAAAGCGGCTCTTGATGTAATGGAAAGCTGCCAGATTAATGTAATCAATAGAAATTAAATTAAACAATGGAGGGAATTAAAATGATGAATAATTTTATGAATGGAATGTTTGGGAAAATTGGTAGTGGAATGTGTAAGTTATCCATGAGCGGTAATATTGCAGTAAAAACTTCCAATGGATATAAGAGTTACAATGTTAAATCCGGAAAGCTCACAAACTGCGGTAATTTTGTATTTCCTGGAGTAGATGAAAACTTTTTCTTCGTCATTCCAACAAATAAGGTGGCTAAAGGAGACATCATCCTTGTAAATGGCAAACCTAAGTGCGTCATCGAAGCAGATAAAACAAAGATCACTGTAATCAATTATGAAGATTCTACAGTTGAAACAATTCTGCCGGAGCGCCATGTATTTATGGGCAATACTTATTTCTATGGGAAAATTGTATCTATGTTCGGAAGTAATCTTGGAAAAGATAAGAATAGTGCAAATAAAATCTTTAAATACATGATGATGTCTCAGATGATGAATGGAGCGGCCGGTACCGGAACTGGAACAGACAGTAATCCAATGAGTGCTATGATGCCATTTATGATGATGAATGGTGGTATGGGTGATGTATTTGACGGTATGTTTGATTTTGGCATGGATGATACAGACACAGAAGATAGTGAAGATGATGTAGAGGAGGATGAATAATTATGGGATGTGGAAGTTGGGATACTAAAAGTTTTGTAAGTTATTCAACTGCAAGAGGATATGATACTGATTCACGAGGAGTAGTTACAGGAAGCTATTCTAACCAGGAAATGTTTAAAGCAAAAAATATTGATGCAGCACTCGATCCTAAAGGTGTTATTAGAGAATGTTGTGATAATGAAGAGCATCCGAATACTTTACCGGTTATTTTGGCTTTAGATGTCACCGGATCTATGGGACAGACCGCAGTAGAAATTGCAAAAAGACTTAATGAAATCATGACAAAATTATATGGTCAGATTAAAGACGTAGAATTTATGATTATGGGTATTGGAGATTTAGCTTATGATACTTATCCAATACAGGCTTCTCAGTTTGAATCGGATATTAGGATCGCAGAACAGCTTGATAAAATTTACTTTGAATTTGGCGGCGGAGGTAATTGGTTTGAATCATATACTGCTGCTTGGTATTTCGGATCTCGTCATACTAAACTTGATTGTTGGAATAGGGGCAAAAAAGGCGTAATTATTACTATTGGAGACGAACGTCTTAATCCGTACTTACCAGTATCAGGACGACGCTCTGGATTAGGAATTACAACTGGCGATACGCTTCAGGCCGATGTAGAAACTAAAGATTTATATATGGAAACATCTGAGAAATTTGATATTTATCATATCAATGTAAATCATCGCGATGGATATGACCAGAGAGGAATAGTTGAGTCTTTCTCAGAGTATCTTGATGATAATCATTTTAGGACCATTAATCGCCTTGATGATATTGCAGATGAAATTGTAAAGATTGTAGTTGCGGCTGCAGAAAATAATGAACCTGTAGTAGTCTCATCCACTGTAATTTCTGCAGAGACAGATGAATCAGGAGCTATTGTTTGGTAAGGAGAATAACTTATGAAAGATATAAAAATTGTCATCGGGGCAAACTTTGGTGACGAGGGTAAGGGCAAATTAACAGATTATTATACTAAAAATGCAGATAACTGTATCGTTGTGTGTTCAAATGGCGGCGCTCAAAGAGGACATACAGTATTAAAATCAGACGGAACCCGGCATGTCTTTCATCATTTCGGCTCTGGAACATTAAACGGAGCAGATACTTATTTACCGGAGGATTTTATTTTAAATCCTCTGGTATTTAAGGAAGAATGGGAAGAGTTAAAGAAATTAGGATGGGAACCTTATGTATACGTTCATGGAAAATGTATGATTACAAATCCTCTTGATATGATGGCAAATCAAATAATTGAGAAAAGTCGCGGTAATGATAAACACGGAAGTTGCGGAATGGGGATTTATAATACAATTCAACGATATAAAAAACAGATTTATACGTTCACATCGTCATGGTCATATTATATGAATATGTTCAAAAGCATGGGAATTACGTTATCTGAGCAGGAAGAAGAATTATTTAATCCTTTCAAAAATCCTGGGCTTCAAGACCATTACAATGAAGATCTTGATTTTATGATGTCGCACGTACATGTCATAAATGATGATCAATTACTTAACGGATACGACACCATAGTATTTGAAAATGGGCAGGGGCTTCTTTTGGATCAAAACAATATGGAATATTTTCCGCATTTAACACCATCAAATACTGGTATTAAGAATCCTGCCAGAATCATAAAAGAAGTCTCATGGATTGATGGTATTGATATAGAAGTTTGTTATGTGACACGATCTTATATAACACGACATGGAGCTGGAGTTTTCCCGACAGAGTGTGACAAAGATGAAATAAATGCTGATATGTTTGATCAGACAAATGTTCCGAATCCACATCAGGATACTTTAAGATATGGGAAACTTAATGTGGAAGATTTAATTAAGAGATGCAATGCAGATATTAATGGCTTAGGATTACCATGTAAAAAAATTTTAGCTATTACCCATACAAATGAATATTTTTATGATGTATATGATATAGGAACTAAATGTAACGGATGGGAATATATATTTTTCCATAGGGAGGAGAACTAAATGATTAAATTAAACGGTGTAGAAATCAAACTTGACAAATATCCGGATGGAACATTTTTATTTAAGAATATTCCTCCCATCGGAGGATGGTGTAGAGATAATATTGAATGGTTCTTTGAATCAATGGAAGAATTAACAGCAGTTGAATATATTACTAGATATTGTTGGGATCATAGAGTAGTGCCTAATTTATATATGCCTTATATCCCAGATGCACGTATGGACCGAGTTAAGCATAAGAACGAATTATTTACTTTAAAATATTTTGCTCAGACTATTAATTCATTACATTTTGGAAAAGTAGAAGTTTTAGATCCGCATTCTGATGTATCTGCCGCATTATTTAATAAAGTACATGTAGAATCCCCGAATCGAATGATTGAAACTGCTGTCAAGAAGATTGCTAGTAATAATCTCATGATGTTTTATCCAGATGCGGGATCTATGAAAAGATATTCTTCAGCAGTACATCTTCCATATGCTTTCGGTATTAAGAATAGAGATTGGGAAACTGGAGAGATTAAAGGCTTAGATTTATCAGGTGAAATTGATCAGTTACCAGGTAAAGATATCCTTATTGTAGATGATATTTGTAGCAGAGGTGGTACTTTTTATCATAGTGCTAAGAAACTAAAAGAAACAGGAGTAAATAAAATTTATCTTTATGTAACTCATTGTGAAAACACTATTTATGAAGGAGAGCTTCTGAAAAACAATGGACTGATTGAGAAGATTTATACGACAGAT